ACTCCAGCGTGAGCGGCTGGTCGCTACCGTTGTCGGTCGCCATCAGTTCCACCGACAGGCCAACGATTTCCGGCCCGTCAATCGTGGGCGTGGCCGAGGTAATGACCGCCTGCGGCACGGTGGCCGCCAGGTACGGGTAATCCGAACCGGCAATAGCCGTGCCGCCCGTCCATGTCCCGATGACGTTGCTCACCTTCGTGCCCGCGCGGAACTGCGACACGAAATCGTCGGTAGCCCAGGTGGCCCCGGCAGCCGTGCCGTCAAACTCCATTTCCAGCGTAAGGGTGATTTCATCCTTAGCGTTGATGATGGGCCGCGACTTCAGGCTGGTGCTGTTGATTTGGTAACGCTCGGTGTCGTAGCCGTGCGTCACGCTCAACTCATAGGACCGAAGCGGGCACGCGGTCCCGCCCACGGTGATGGCCCCCTGATGGAACACCAGCGGCTCGGTTCCGCTGGCATACGCCGCGCTGGTGACAGCCGACGCGCTCGGCGTGTAGTCGCGGCCGTCCACGGTGAACGAGCCGGTCAGGATTCCGTCCACCTCGTTCGACAGGGTGAACTCCGTGATGTAGCAGCCAGCGGCGTCCATGCGGCGCACGTTGCCGCCAATATCGGCAACGCCGGTCTGAATGGTCATGGATGCCAGCGATGCCGGGTCGCCCAGGTGCATCGTGTAGAGGTACACCGATGCGGCGGGCGTGGACTTGATGGTGCCGATGGCGCGCGAGTCGCCCATTGCGTGAACCAGCCAGCGGGCCAGGGCGTTCGACGTGATATCCATGTCGATACCGCCATTTACGCCCTTGCGGTTCACCACCGTGCGGTCCCCGCGCTGCACGCGCAGGCCCGACCGCAGCCCCTCGGACATAAGCGACTCAACCTGCAACTCCAGCCCCACGCTGGTCGCTTCCAGCGTGACGGTCGGCACCACCGCCGTGCCGTAGGTGCTTTCCACCCCATACATGACCTGCGAACCCAGGCCCGAACCGATAGCCATTAGTCGGTCCCCTTCTCGGCCTCGTCGGCCGGGTCGTCGTGCTTCGCGGCCTTAGCCTTCGCAGGCTTCGCCGCCTTCTCGATGTTCGCCGCCTCGGACCATACGGGCGAGGTCAGCAGGTTCTCCGCGAGGTCATCCGGCACTTCCACCGGCTCGCCCTTCACGGCCTCGATGGTGGCGGAACCGTCCACCACCACGAAAACGGCAGCATGGTCGCCGCCGTATGTCAGTCGCGCCATGTCTGCCTCCTAGATGCGGGCACGGGTTGTAATCTCCAATGTCACACGCGCCTCGCGCGTGCTTTCTGATGCCAGCGGCTCCAAACGGTAGCGCCCCACTTCGGCGGTCAGTACGGTGCCGCTAACGGTAGGGTCAGCGCGTAGCGCCGCCTCCACCTCGGCCAGCAGCACCAGCGCGCGCTCGTCGGTGGCCTGCTGGTCGGTCCCCTCACGCATGACCGAAATGTGGACGGTCACGGTGTAGTCCTCAAACTTGCGCGCGGTGCCTAGCGCCCGGTATTCCTGCGTGGCCTCCACCAGTCCCATCAGGATATGCTCGCGCTGGAGCGCGCCGGGCGGCATCCCGTAGCCAATCTGAACGCCGGACAGCCCGCCGCGCGCTTGCAGCAGCGTGACGAGGGCCGCGCGCATGGCCGTGATGGTGGTGGTCGCCATGTGGCCTAAAACGCCCCAACGTGGCGCCGGTAGGGCGCGAGCAGGGCGAGCGATGACGTAGGCAGGGCGAACGATGCCGCGCGCAGCGGTTGTATGCCTATGTCGGGGTCCACCAAATCCTGCGCGGTGGCGAAGGCGTCCAGGCGTCGGTCCATGTTGGCCGCTACCGCGAGGATGGCGGCGCGCTTCACATCATCGGGCACGGCCTCCCATCCCCAATGCGATGAATGGACCGTGACTTCCGTGAACCCGAACCGGCGCGCGTATTCCCCGGCGTGCAGGGCCACATCGCGGCTCACGGTGATGCTGGTATAGGTGCTGCGGTTCGTGGTGCCGTATGGCATTGCCACGAAATCGGTGCCCTGCGTCAGTCCCGTGCCGCCGCCAGCCGCTTCCGCGTTGATGGTAATCCCCAGGCTCGATGTGCTGTGTACCTCGTAGGGGTCCAGGTCCACCACATACGACCCTACGGGTATGCGGAACTTCCGCGTGGTGCCGCCCATTGAGTTGTCGTTTGCCTCCACCTTCCAATATCGGCCGGTGTAGGTCGTAATCGCGCGGCTGACCTGTGTAATGACCGCCTGCGTCAGCGTGTCGCGGGATGTGTCGGAAACGGGCATTTCCAACTCCACGCGCACCTCGGCAACGGTCACGAGGTCTATGGCGGCGGCGGGCATGTGTTACCGCTTTTCGGTCTTGCGGGTGCTGATGGCCGGGCGCTTCGTCGCGCGCTGCGCGGGCGTCTTTGCCTCGTGCCCGTAGGCGGCCAACTGCTCGTCCACGGCCTGCACGCGGGCCTTGTCGCCCCGTGCCTCGTATCCCACGCGCTCAATCAGTAGCGCGGCGATGCGGGCCTGGCGCTGCTCGGTTGTCATGCTCATGCTGCTGGTGTCCTTTCCCGGCGTTGCCGGGGGATAGCCGAAGCCATCCCCCGGCGTTAGCCGTTAGCCGTTAGACCCTAGAACGACGGGGTAACGAGTCCGGTGCCGCCAATCTCCGAAATGGAAGCGGGCAGGCGCTCTGACGCGAAACAGCTATAGCTGTAAGCCTGAAGGCGCACAGTCAGGTTCCCTGACAGCACCTCGGACAGCACGCGGGTACGCAGCGGCCCCTCCATGAAACGCATGGTGTCGGCGGCGTACACCACGATGGTGTCCTCGTTGGTGCCAGCGCCCAGGTTCGTCGGGATGCCGGTGCTGGTAACGACCGGGATGCCCGCGAACGACAGGACCGACCCACCGGCCTGCTCGCCAACCGCCTGGTTGTACGTCCCCACCTGAAACAGGGAGAAGGTGGACGACAGGTTGGCGGCGAGGAACGCGGCGCGGCGCGGGTGCATGGCAATGTGCGTCGCCTTGTACCGGCCAGCGGTGCCAACCTCAACCTTCTGGATGGCGTCGTACACCTTCGGGACAGTCTCGGCCGCAGTCGGCGAGGCGTCGGTGTAGGTGACGGTGTTGGTGCCGGACACCTGAATAAGGCCGACATGCGAGTTGGCGCCGCTGGTGCCGTTGATAACGGCGCTCTCCAGCGCGGCGTCGTATGCGCTCACGAGGTCGGCCATAATGATGGCGTCCATGTTGGTGCGCTCAAACAGCGCCACCGAAATGTCCTGCTGTCCCGCGAACAGGCGAACCGAAGCCGTGACCGTGCTGGTCGTGGCGTCAGTCTCGGAAACCGAACCGTTGTCAGCCGCAGCGGCAACGGAAACGCCCGTGTCCAACTTCGGCATGGAAACGGTCATGCCGCCATCCGGAAGCGGGAGCGTCGGGATGGTGTTCACCACCGCGCGCGCCTGCCGCTGCACCGGGACGTACAGTTCCTCCAGGTAGATAGGCGCCACGAAATCTGCCCCGCCCGTGTCGTTCGACGAGGACAGGTCGCGGGCCTCGCGCTCCACACGGTGCCGGGCCAGCCGGTCCTGCGCGTCGCGCTCGCCCTTGTGGGCGTGGTACAGGTCACGGAAAAACCCATAGGGGCGGTCCGGGTGATACGTCGGCTCGTTACGGGTAACGGAAACCTGAACGTCACGCACCTCGGCCTCGTCCTTCGGGTCGGTAGCGGGGACCATCACCGGCTGCGCTGCACGCGCCTCCTCGATGGCCGCCAGGCGGTCGGCGATGCTGCGACGGCGGGCCACCTCGGCCTCGGCCTTCTCTGCACGCGCCTCGGCCTCGGGAATGTCATCACCCTCGGCCATTGCGACGGCCTCCACGGCCGCCTCCATGTCATCAAGCGCAGCGGTCACGGCCGCACGCGCCTCGGAAATCTTATCCACGGTTTACCTCGTTGCGGATACGGGCGAGGCGTCCGGCCCACTTGGCCGCCGCTCGCCGGTTGGCAGTTGCGGTTGCCGTGCCCAGGGGGGAACCCTGCGACGAACCACCCACCGGGTCGGCCGGTGCGGTGGCGGCGGCCCCTGCGGGATGCAGGCGGCCATACTTGATTGCGTCGGAAAGGATACCAGCGCGCGCGGCTAGTGCCGTCGCGGGGTAAGCGGGCGAGCCGACGGCACTCACCTCGTACAACATCCCCACCCGCTCAATCGTGCGAAGCGGCACGCCGCCCGCATAATCCCAACTCTCGCCCGAACCATCATCGGGCATGGTGAACGCGAAAGACATTTGTGATAGCGCGCCGCTTCGCAACTTGGCGTCCAGCCGTTGCGCGTCGGGGTCGTCCAGGGCGATGCGCGCCCATACGCGCAGGCCGGTATCGTCCTCGGTCAGTTCCAGGCTACCGTTAGACGTTCGGGCCATTACGGTGTCCATGTCGTGCCCCATCAGGAACCGAATGTCGTGCCCCGATGCCAACGCCGCGCTGAACGCGCCGGGCTGGATACGCTCGCGGAACCCGCCCAAATCCTCGGACATGGCACCCCACACGGCGGCATACCCGGCCACGGTCCGGTATTCCGGCCCGCTGCCCGACGCCCGCCACTCAATCCGGCCGGGTGCCAGGGCGCGCTCCATGCGCTCGCCGGTCATGCCTTCGTCCATCGCCATAGGTTCATCCTCGGCCGGGGTCGTCGTGTCATCCTCGGGCATGGCATCCATGACCGGGGCGGGCGTGGCGTTCGGGTCGGGGACAATCCAAAACCGGCACAGGCCGTCGGGGTCCACCACCGGCCCGACGATTTCGCACCCGCCGCCGCCGCGATAGAACGCGCACCGCGAGCAGGCCAGCCCGTCATCGGTCCACGGATTATCAGCGGGCGCGATGTAGTGCGCGCCGTCGGCCCCGGTGCCGCCATCCCACGGCCCGAAGGTTTCCGCGATGCTTTCCAACTTGTGCGCGAGCGCCCGCTGCCGGGCGGTCATCCATTCCGCGCCCTCGCCGTCGCGCGTCGCCATGTCCTCGGTGTCCTTCCCGGCCTCGTCGGCCTGTTGCCTTTCATCCTCGGCGCGGTCCAACTGCCGCACCTTGCGGGCGGCCCAGGTCGCACCGGGGCTGCCGTCCTTCGCATCAACTCCCCACAGCAGCGCCGCGACATACCCCGGCGTTTCCTCGCCCGGCTCGGTATCGGCCGCCGTCCAATCGTTACGGTGACGCGCCCACCATGCGGGCATCCGGCGTACCTTGTCCTCCGACAGCGGTTCGCGG